CTTAATGAACCATCTCTTAGGATTCTATCATACATTTTAAGAATTTTCTCGTCTCGTTCTTTTATTTTGTCGCTCATTTTTTCACCTCTAACTACACTGACAAAGTTTGTATTTAACTAGAGAATTTCTATTATAGTATTATGTATTCCTGGCGTTGCCTCTGCAATATGATTACCTCTCCAGATAATACCTTGTGGTGCAGTAACAACCCAAGTCATGCCAATGTGATCCATCTCTCCCAATATCACCCCTTGGGGTACGTTACACAATTCACATTGATCACCAGTACACCCTTCAAAGCATGGCTCTATAGTTTGCGTGCGAGGATTGCCACCATTAATTGATACTGCACTAATAGAACCATCTGCGATATACTGGTTAATTTGCGGATCAGTCTCTATAACTAACATCTGTATCTCTTTTCTTGTTTCATCATATTCTGAATCGGCAATCATTCCACCTGTGGCATACTCTGGATTGTGGTTAATATCCATTCCATGACCTACAGCAGTTCTAGCCATAGAGTTTAGTTCTTTTCCTGCCAACTTTCTACGATACTGTTCACCTTCTGATCTATGATCGGTAATTGTCTCAGTTGCAGCCCTTATCAAATATAATACACCATTGTTGTTTGCAGCAGTCTCTTTTGCCTTCTCTAGATACTCATCAGACAGCCATCTCATCTGATGTCTGATTTTTCCTATAGCTTCTTTTATTGGATTTGTGCCTCTGGTTCTTTTGGATAGTGAGCCATCTGCATTTACAGTATGTAATTTGTGATCTTTAGCAGCCTTTGTAATATGAGATTTTATATCATCAAACTCTGTAGTTTGTTTTCGAGTTAGTGTGTCAACTCCTACTTTTGGTTTCTTTGTTATCTTCCAGCTACATTGACAATTTGGATGGGTTAATTCCACATACCCTTTACCTTCGGTTGGTAGGATAGGACGATTAGACATATCTAGTAAATTAAATGTCTTGCCTGCGTAATCATCACATACGTCTTTGCCTGTGTGTGATGATGATAGTGTAAACTCTGCAATTAACTCCATTGGTGTATATGTGAAATATCTTTCTCTAGCTTCTGGCTCTTCTGGTGCATCATCCAAATAATCATTAACTAATTGAGTGGCAGAGAATCCAGCACCTAATATTCCAAGCCAAGGAAGTATTTTCTTTAGTAATGATTTCTTTTCTTCTTTTTTCTTTTCAGGCATTATAGCTTCATTGAACTGACCGCTAGGCTCGATAATTATTGGAGGTATAGTAATGTCTACCATTTGTGATTGCTCTACAGGATAACGCCATTCAGGAATTGCTTTATGAGAATTAAATCCCTCTATCCCAACTGATGGTGGTTCTGAGTTTATCTCATTAGCAGTTCCCAACCAGTTAGATGAATGTTCAGCAGGAAAGTTTGTAATGTTGTATGTGTTTGATTTGATTCCAATACTGTTAGGATCTGGTGTCGGATTGTTTGGATATGGGTTTACTGAACTTGTAGGGAATGGTTGTGTATGTGTAGTGTTTGGTTGAATTACTGGAGGTTCCTTTGATGCAAATATTAAATCAAGATTAATGTTCCCTGCCAAATCTATTCCAGTTATTGGTATTCCCCAAGGTATGGCATCTTCGGGATTTGGATAGTCTGTAAACTCAGCCTCTACTGCTCTACTTCTTTCAGGCTCTGGTATTCCTCGATTCTCTAGTTCTTTGTAGCGTAGTTGTTTTTGTTTCTCTAGAGTGTTCTTATCTAGTATTAGGAGATCTTTTTCAGCATCATGACTCATTTTGTAATTACTACCTCATGAGGATTTAGATAGCCAATAAAATTATTTCCCCTGAATTCATATTTGTATGGCTGTCTTTTTAAATCAATCCAAGTTCTGGTATAATCTTCTGTAACATCTCGAAGTTGGCCCCCATGTATAACAATTATTTTCTTGATGTCTGTCTCTTGAACATATGATTTTTCAACTTTTTTAATTATTCTTTCTTTTTCTGACATCCGCAACCCCTCTTTAAGCTAGCTTCAATAATTTGTTTATTTATGCTCTCTTTTATTTTATCTACACACCTATCTAATTTCTCTGGCATTATAGTTTAAACTCCACATGACAATGACAATCACAAATACAACTATTAGTGGCAGTTGAATTAGGAGGGACTTCAAAGGTAAGATGTTCATCTATACACTTAACACATGACATTATTTCCACATCTCCAAATTATCTTTCGTGCAACAATATATGGGTGGAACCTTCACCTCTTCATTTACAACTGATAGGAATATCTCAATGTTACTATTTGGAACAATTCTTATTGTTATTCTATTCATTTCTTATTCCTCTTGGTTTCATAATATCTTCCAGTATCAAAGTCCTGTGATACATCTGATTGGTGATAATCAGTAGGAATAATATCATCTCCCCTTACATCTTTCATCATATCATTGTAAATAGGATCGTCCATTGGTGGAGCACTCATTACTTGATTGTTAAACTGTGGCTCTACCTCTCCGCCACCAATATCGCTTTGTGGTAGATTCTCAGTAGAGTTATCATCCCCTACATTACCTAGTGCGGCAGCCCCTGTAGGATCATTCATCTGCTGGTCTACCATCTCAAAGTCATCATCATTAATTGGTAGTCCTGCCTGCTCAAACATTTTCATTATTGTTTTAGGATTCTTTGGAATTGGTAAAGCAAAGTACATCTCCATTAGTTTGATTCTCTGCTCGATTGGAATGTCTTTCTTTTCTATTGTGCCAAAGTTGAGGTCAAACTTTACATCCTTCCACTCTACAGGAATTAACCCATCCAAATACATCATACCCATAAATGGATTAGCCTCATACCAAGGACGGAATAACTTCTTTGCTAACTGAGTCTTGGCATTTATGGTAAATGCAGATAGACCGCCATCTGATTCTTCTTTTGCAGTTTCTGCATTTGCAAAGGTGTGCGAGTTTTCAGAGCCCTGTTTGCCTGAAAAATCATTTAATGCTTTCATAATTGGTGAGTTGACAGTTTCAGTAAACTCTGTAGGATTAAATGAGCGTGTGTTAGTTCCTAATTCCTTAACATCTAGTTGTGTACCTGCTACTAGGTCTTGTCCTATTTGTAATTGCTCCACAAATGATTGGAGTTGGTTCCTTTCATCCTCACTAGCACCAGGTGCAACATACACGTTTCTTGTTACGTATCTTTGCGTTGCCATCTGCATAATAAATTCAACTGCATATTTCCTATCAAGCATAGATGGTAACGTAACTGTTTGTACATCATCGCCACTAATCACCATATCAAAGACTCGTTGTGAAGTAGCAGATACACCAAAGCCTGTTCCAAACACAGAAGCATCTACAGGATTCCAGTTAAAGTGGATAATCTCACCAGGATTATGATACCCTTGGTATTCTGCTCCTCTAAATTCATACTTGTATGGTTGTCGTTGTCTATCCCACCAAACCCTGACAAATGAAGAAATAGGAATATGCATTAGATCCTCAAAGGATCTCACATTTTGTATACCCATTCTAGGCTTCCAAGTTGAATTACCATACCATAATAATTCCTTAATTAGTATTGTATCAAATGTGTCAAAGTCTATGTTATGTGAAAATTCTTCCAGATATTCTGTTAATTCCTGGGTTGCTGTTTTGATGTAATGTTCTCCACCAGTAACTTGTGAGGCTAGTCTATTAATTACTAATTGTACATCCTCATCAACTTGTAATGCGGCTGCCTGTGTTCTAAATGGGATGGCTGGTGTATCAAATGTTTTTGATGTATAACCTTCTCTAGAATATCCACCAACTGTAGATAGTTCTGGGCCCCAAACTGGTTGCGACATTCCAGGAGATAACTCTGTAATTGGGGTGCTCATGTGATGTTTTAATGATTGTAAAGATAATGAGGGAATATTCTTTGTTACATTTGGAGTATAACTAGGAGGCTGGATAATTTTCGCTACGTTATTTCTTAGGCTTCGAAGAGACCATTTCACAACTTGAACGTAGTTTCAAGAATTATATGCATTTTAGCATACATTTGTAGTAGCTAGTCTATAATCCTCAGTACGTGAATCTTTTGAGCATTTGGTACATAATTGGTATTTCTCCCAAGAGAAAACATGTCTATGCGTACGCACTACTCTTTTACAGTTAGTACCATATTTGTGTCCTAAACACATAACTAAGTTAGTTCTCCCCCACGTTAATAACAAATGACTCGATTCTTAATAACTTTATTTATTACTCAAAACGGAGGAATATTAACACGTTCAAATGCATGTTAATGGTGTTTGTTTTTGCTAACATTATTAATAATTAATGGATTAATTAATAATTAACTTTTGCTTTCTAGTCTCTGTTTGAGTTTTTTGATTTCATCACGTAACAAAAGATTCTCACCAATTAGTTTACCACGACTGATTCTATTCTTACTCATGTATTCTCCAATGTCTCTCCATCCCTGCTCAAATTCACCCATGACTAAATTGTCATCTAGAATTTGTTTCCTTAAATTTTCAAAGTGTTGAGGAGTATCAGGGTCAAGTCGAATAATAATATATCCTGGTTCAGATGTTATATCTTCTTCTCTTAGAGAGATTCTTTCAGTCATGATAATTCTGTGATGTCTTTGCCTGTAGCATATTTTATCATTTCCTCAATTTGCTCTCTATTTTCAACCCATCTTTTAGTTTGTTCTTCTATGAAAGATTTAGCACATATAGAATCATCTAAACTTTTCAACATAACATTACAGTGATTATGATAACTTAGAATTTTATCTACAATCTTCTGATTCTGCTCTATCTTTTCAATGGAAACAAAATTGCCTTTAGAGATTTCTACATCATTTTCATGTATAACTGCCTTTATGATTGTGGGTTTAATGTCTAGCCATTCTGATTTTTTAGCTGGTTCTACTGATATGTGTCTCTTAGAGTCTTGTATCTCCTGTATCTGTTTATTTACTAGTTTCTCTTGTGTCTTTTTTACTGCTTGGAGTATTGTTTCCAGATCTGTAGATTCTATGTTTTGCTCCCCTGTTACCTTATAATCATCTATGAATAACTGTGATACTATCATTCCTGTTTTATCGTCTATCTCGAATTTCATTATAACGTCACAATTCCTATAGCTATGATAATTGCTCCTAGTGTGATTAGTCCTCTGGTGATATTTTCTTTTTCATTCATTCTCTTTTTTCCTCTTTGGTAATTCTCTTTAGATATTTTCTACCAAATTCTGTTTCTATTGCATTTTGAAATGTTTTAGATACAAGCGAATTTGCATCAAAATCATATTTCTGTACTAGAGTTAATACTTCATCACGTATCTTAATCACTTCTACATGAAGTTTTACAAGTTCATCTTCTTTGAGTTGTTTTAATTCTGTCATTTCTTTCTTTTTTCCTTCCATTCAGAGGTTTGATGAAGTGGAGAAAGATGACTATATACCGTACTTACTTTCACTTTGAATTTATCGGCTATTTCTTGGTAGGTGTGTTTTTCTTTGCGCATTCCTTTCATTTTTTTAATAGTTAGACTACAAACTACAGTATTCTTTTTATCTTCACATTTTAGTCTTGGATATTTCATCATATACTATTATTATGACTACCTTCTTTTAACTACTCTCATTGTATATGCACCAGGATCATGATTCTCAAATGCAATAAACGCGTGAATTAATGCAGATACCTCATCCCAATAATGCTCGTATAGTTTCTCAGGCTTTTGTCGTTTATCACCCTCTGATTTCATGCCTAGTGTGTCATCTTCTAGATCAGCACGTTTTATTTTTAATAGTCCTTGTTCTAACGAATCTACATCATGTGGGTTTTCATAGGGAATAACGAGTTTGGGTGTGGCTTTCTCTTTGTTGGTTGGGTCTTCTGTATCAGGAATTGTTGACTTTATCAGTTGAACTAAATGATCAACACGTTCTGTCTTGTGTACTTTTAAAAATGGATTCTTTACTCCAAATTTCTTTTCATCATATTCTGCATCCATAAGATACGTGTGAGTCTCTTCAAGCAGATTACCCAGAGTAAATACACCTTTTACTTTACTTTTACCTAGTCCTTTAACTCCCAGATTTGGCAGTCCATCCTGTAATATTTTGACACCAGACTTGCCAAAGCCTAGATCTGCTGCGGTATTATCTACGTGATATTTAATAATTAATGGTATGAGTTCTAATGCCTCTTCTGTATCTGAGCGTTCAGTTAGGAATTTCTTCATGTATGCAATTTGAAAGTGTTCAGGCTCATATGCGGTCTTTCTAAAACATAACAGTACAGTAAATACAGTATATGACTTACCAGATTTGTTAGACCCCCAATCTATCCCTGCTGTAACATACATGTCATTACCGTATTTCTCTTTGAGTGCTTTGATTTCATTTGGTGTGAGAAATCCTATGTTACTATCATAGCAGGCTCTAATCATGTTTAGTGTGAGTGGTCTGCCTCTAGCAGCATAGAACCAGCCCTTGCAATGAGCCTGAAACAAATCATCAGATTCATGAATCTCTTGATATTCTACTGAATCCTGTATTTCCATCTGATATTTGCCACAGTCCGATATAGTTAGTGGGATAGTTGCGAATATCTCTTGTGGGAAATGATAAATCTTGTATGTTGGTGTGCCAGAGGTAGGAGAGTGTACCAATCTCAGCTTTCCAGATAGTATTACTGATAATTCCTCGGGCGTATTTGTTATCTTTCCTTCACTATCAAATGTTAGTTTATTGCGCCAGCCTTGGTTAGCCCATGTTTTACCAGTTGTTGAATCTACATAGTCTGATTTGTCATCATACTCCCAATCATATATTTCGGCCTCTCTCATTATCAGATCATGCCATGAACTGCCTTCCTCTCCACCTATCCCAAACATGATGAGTGGTCCCTTAGTGGTTCGTATAGTGTGCATTGCTACTCGCAGTTTGGTGAGGTCTTGTTTCTGTGCCTCATCCAATATGAGTAGCCATAATGTGAGGCCTTCTATTTTCTGATAGTTGTGCTGTGAATGTCTAAAGTACATCCTGGAATGGTTAGTTAGTCGTATAGTTTTCACATTTGCACGACCATGTGGTAGAAATGATGCTAATTGTGGGTTTGCCAGGAACGTTCCTTCTCTGACTCTCTCTATACTGAATGCTTCTAAACTATCAGGATCATGTACCACATACCCTGTACTCTTGAATGAGCCCGTAGTTGGGATAAATGCCAGGTGGTCAGTTGCTGCTGTGGATTTGTATACTTGTCTGCCACATAATGCACCTTTTCTTTTATGTTGGTCCATATAGAATTCCTTCCAGAATGGTATGAGATCAAAGTTTCTTACTTCACCGCCCACGTTTGGCCTATACTTTTGAACCCACTCCCAAACATCAGTAGCAGTTAATTGTTGAGAGTTAGGATTATCTATCTGTTCTAGTTGTGTTTCTATTTGTTCTAGGCGATAGTCAAATGTGTGATTAGGCATTTATTCTTCTAATGATTTGGCAGGGAACATTATCCATTTGTTTCTTCTCTTATCAAAAATGAACATTATGGTATCATCTATTGTTAATATTTGACCATTATATTCTGTAATAATTAATGAAGAACTACTTATTTCCATTGTCCCATCATACCTAACTGATAGATTCTCTTGCTAGATAAATTATATGCTCTCTCTATTTTATCGTCTTCAAACTTTGTCGTGTGTAATAATCTGACTATAAATCCTGTATCATACATTATGTGGAATCTCCATAAAACAAAACACGACGTGGAAATTATTAGGCATAGATTGACGACCAGACAAAACACGGGTAGACATTAACCCCAACTCTCATTAATTTTAGTTATCCAGCATTTAGGATTAGAACATTTGTAGATTTTACTAGTAGGAGAATACGTTTCATTATAATACGTGGTGCTCATTGAATATGTGAATTCAGCAGATGAAGAGTTTGGTTCTTGAGTAAGTAGAACATCTATCTTCTCATTACATTCAGGACATTTCTCTATCATTTCTCTATTATCAATTCCTCAGGATTATAATAGGAACGACGACCTTCACTTTTAAACTCATACTTGTAGGTGATTTTTTCTCTATCTATCCAAGTACGTACATAACTTCCTATAATATCTACATTCGACTTTTTTAGTATAATGTGTTGGAGATTATTCTCTTCGATATAACATTTTTCCTTCTTTTTAATAAATATTTCTTCTCCGTCCATATAATCAGAACATGTTTTACATCTTCTACATTTCATCATTATAATATCGCTGCGGTAAGGAAAGTTGCGATCCGCATACAAATGATATGAATGTCCAATCAAGCAGCATTTTAAATTCATTATCTATACTTCTCCAATGGAGCTTCCTCAAACATACTCATGTTAGGCGTAGTATTCTTCATCTTATCCTCTAATATCTTGAGTCTCTTCTCTTGCTTGAATGTTTTATGTACATTAGTGCTCACTCCAGTAAGATAACCTATTGATTTAGCTAGTTCTGTCAAATATTCCATGTCATCTTTATGAGTCAAAGTTTTAGAAAATTTAAAAAATCTAGTTGCTAAAATATTAGTCATATTCACCACTATATCTGCCTGGTGTTCAATGTCTGTTCTTCCCATTTTCATATATATAAGATATAGATACTAATTATTGAAATACTTTATGGTTTAGTATATAAAGGATTATTAATAATTGTGTTATTTGTTGATAAATTAAACCTAATTGTAATTGTGTCTTGCGTGAATCAATCTAGAATCTCTGAATCAATAATTATCTTTCTGCCATCAACATTCAAAAAATAAATCTCAGATACAACATGACCATCTCTTAAAGGTGGATCATGATGTCTGTGTTCAAAGGCACTAAATTTTTGTTGGATATTAATCATTTTCTATCTCCTTCTCCATAGAGTGTATTGCGTGGATCAATTCTCTGATTCCTTTGACATTAGATTAAATACACTTTTGATCCATCCTCTATTAATAAAAAGACAAGAGTTAGCAGTAAATGTGGCATCTCCATCAACGTAAATTCTTATTGTTTTATCAAGGTACATTTTCACACCTAACAACGTCCAATCTTTTTTTAAAAGATAATAGTTATCATATTCTTCCAAGGTCTTACCCCATAGAGCTGCCTTGATTAGAGGGTCTTTCTTTCCTGTTATTTTCCACCAGAGAGTAGAAATACAAGATTTATTCATTTTTTACCATCACCTCGATAGGTTGCGTTTAGAATTTCTTTAAGATTTTTACACACAGCTAGATTATATTCACAATTATGTTTTACAGATTTGTAGATGTCTTTTTTATGATTGATGTGTTTAGTTTCTTCATCTATTCTTTTCTGTAATTCTTTTTCCATTTTCTCTATTATTGCCTGATTGTTTTTCATGCTTAAATCCCAAAGTTTCTTTCCACATTCATCACAATAGATAGTAGTTTCAACTGCTTTTGGATACTCTTCTTCTGTAATGAAACATTCACAGATAGATTTCTTACACTCATGACAAGATAGAAAGATTCGTTTATTCAGTAATTAGCCATCTCCCTTTTACATCTATAACAAACTTTACTGTT